ATTGCTTTGGCAGATGAAAAAAAAGTACAGTTTGCTAAAATCGATAATGAAAAGAAAATCTTATTAGGGGTTGCATTGATTCCCGAAAAAAAGATTTATCGATTTGACGAAAAAACAAAGGAAGAGTACTATGTATATTTTTCTAAAGAAACAATAAAACGTGCCTCTGAATTGTATCTTAAAAAAGGCAATCAAAGTAATGCAAATTTAGAGCATTCTAAATATACTTTGAATGGAACAATCGTAGAGAGTTGGATCGTTGAAGATTTAGAAAAAGATAAGACAGCATTATACGGAATTGATGCTCCTGTTGGCAGTTGGGTTGTGGCTATGAAAATAGAAGATGAAGAGCAATGGCAATTGTGTAAAGATAACGGAAGCGGATTTTCAATAGAAGGTATGTTTGACGAAAAAGTAACATTAACAAAAGTAAATATGGATTTTAAACAAATGAAAGACGATTTGCTAAATGAGTTTAAAACTCTTTTAGGCAAACAAGTTAAATTAGCCGAATGGAAAACCGAAGATGGCAGTTTAACATTGGTAACAGAAACTGAAGTTCCTGAGATTGGAGGCACTATTTCAGTTTTAACTCCTGATGGAAATGTTCCTGCTCCAATTGGAGAGTACATTCTTAACGATGGAACTACTATTTCAGTTGCAGAGGTTGGCATAATTGCAGAGATTTCAGCAAAAGAAGAAGAAGAAGTAGTTGAAGCACCGGTTGAAGAAATGGCTGCTCCTGCATCAGTAAACACAAGTGAGGTTTCAGATTTGAAAAATGCTATTAGTTCAATGCTAATTAAATTCAATGAGAATTTAGAGCAAAGATTTTCAGCAATCGAAACTAAATTATCAGAGCAAGTTAAAGAAAATGAAACTTTAAAAGTTGAATTATCAGAAACTCCTGCGGTAAGCAAAACAAAAGTAGCACCAATACAAGCTACAACAGAAAAACCAAAAACATTAAAAGGGCGATTAGCATTATCATTAACAGAATTAAAAAATAAAAACTAAAAAAAAATGGCAACAACAACAACAGTAAACAGTTCCTATGCAGGAACGGTGAAATAATAGGAAAAGCTTTTAAAGAAGCAGATACTATTCAAAAAGGTTTGGTAACTATTTTACCAAACATTCCGGTAAAACAAGTAATCCGTAAAATTGACTACGGAAATGGTCGTCAAGATTATTCATGTGGTTTCGCTCCTGCGGGAAGTGTAACACTTGACGAGGTAATTTTAGAGCCAAAGAAAATCAAAAACGAGGCTGAACTTTGTAAAGAAGATTTCAGAAATGTATGGGATACTGCTACAATGGGATTCTCTGCTCATAATGACAATATGCCGGTTGATGAAGAGCAAGCTTTATTAGTAGAAATTTTAGCTGATACAGCTCAAGCAACTGATTCAGATATTTGGATTGGAGAGGCTACAGATGATGGTCACTTTGATGGATTTATTCCATTGTTTTTAGGAGATGCAACTGTAATCGATGTGGCTTCACCTGCAACTATTACTGCTTCAAACGTAGTAGCTGAAATGCAAAAAGCATCAAACGCAGTTCCTGTAGCTTTGAGAAGAAAAGCTGATTTAGTATTCGCTATCTCTGCTGACGTAGCACAAGCTTATAACAATGCTTTAATTACTGCTGGAATCAATAATGGTTTAGGTGGTCAAGGTCAAGAATTGTATTTAGGAATGTACAAATTAGAAATCATCAATGGTTTACCTGCTAATACAATGGTAATTTACCAAAAGAAAAATCTTTATTTTGGAACAGGTCTTTTAAGCGATCACAATGAAGTACGTATCAAAGACATGGATGAAACTGATTTGAGCGGAACAGTTCGTTACAAAATGGTTTACACTGCTGGAGTACAATATGTAAGAGGTTCAGAGGTTGTTTTATACACAACTTACACAGTTTAATAAATAACAAGGCGGTTGAAAATACCGCCTTATTCAAATCATTATAATAATGGCAGCGTGTGAATTTATAACAAACGGCAGACTTTTAGAATGCAAAAATTATACAGGTGGTTTAGTTAATGCCTTTTTTGCTCCATTTACAGATATTGGTGCAACGGTAGTTAATTCAGAACTTACAGGTTTAGGATCTTTAGATGAAGTTTTTAAATTTGAATTGAAAAACACAGGGAACACTTATGTTGAAACTGAAACAGCTTCAAGAGATAACGGAACTATTTTTTATGATAGTCAATTAAGTTTAGTACTAACCGGCTTAACTGCTGCTTTAGTAAATCAAGCTAAATTGCTTTCAAGAGATAGAATGTTAATTTTTTTAGAAGATAACAACGGAAGATACCACGCAATCGGATTGAAAAATGGTGCTGATAAAACAACAGGCACAAGAGAATTAGGTGGTGCTTTAGGTGATTTCTACGGACTTAAAATGACTTTACAAGCATTAGAGCCTGAAACTGCTCCAATATTATCAGATGCAGCAATTACTTCTTTACTTGCATTGGTTTCTGACCAATATGTAAACGATTAAGTTTTTTTAAAATAAATTTAAAAGTCAGCCTATTAAGTTATGCTGACTTTTTTTTTGTATCAAAATCTTTTTTTTTCGTTATATTAGTATGATAATATTTAGACCATCTGAAGAAACTCAAACGGTAACTATTATACCTCGGTATGAAGCTAATTTAGTTACTTTAAAAATACGTGATGAAAGCAAAGCCACAGAAGAAACTTTTGAGGATTTGTCGGCTGTTTATAGTTATGGTTATTTGACTTTTGAATTTGACAAAACAGTAAGCGAAGGAAGTACTTTTGAATTTGAAGTTTACGATAATGAAAATACACTATTTCGAGGCAAAGCATTTGCAACGGATCAAACAGATTTACAAAATTATAAAATCAATCAATAATGGGAGATTTAAGAACAATAAGTTTAAGCGCATTTGATACGCAGATTTTTAATGAGGTAAAGCCAAGCGGTAAAACTTATGTATTAAACGGAAAAAATAATGAGGGTTATGATTATGTAATTAATCGTTACAAATATTCACCAACAAACGCAGCAATTTTAGATAGTTATTATTCTTATACTTATGGCCAAGGATTGACTGCAAATTATATGGCTAACCAGGCCATCCAAATGGCTAAAGTCAACAAACTATTTACAAAAGATACAGTTCGTAAATTAGTAAAAGATTATACCTTATTTCACGAATGTAGTTTTGAGATAATTTTAGGTAAAACAGGAAATGAAATTGCACAAATAAATCACTTACCAAAAAACAAAGTAGTTCCAAATGAAGTTGACGAAAATGGAGTTATTAATTCATATTGGTATTCTTACGATTGGAGTGATTTAAGAAAATATCCGCCAACTCAAATACCGGTATTTGTACAAGGCACAACAGAAAAAAAGACAGTCTTTGTAATTAAGGAATATTCAATAAACGATTTCTATTTTGCAAGGCCATCTTATTATTCAGGATTAAACTACGCTGAATTAGAAGAACAAATTTCTGTTTATTGTGTAAACCACATTAAAAACGGATTGAGCGCAGGACACATTATAAATGTAAATGAAGGGGTTACTGATGATGAGGTCAAAACGCAATTTGAACGTAACATTATTAAAAAATGGACTGGAGCAAATAACGCTAATAAGTTTATTTTATCGTTTAACTCAAATAAGGACAATGCTACTACTATTGAAACAATAACAATAGCAGATGCGCATCAGCAATATCAATTTCTAACAGAGGAAGCGAGAAAGCAATTATTGACTGCTCACAAAGTTGTAAGTGGTGCAATTTTAGGTATTCAATCGGGGACAGGATTCAGCAGTAATGCGGATGAAATTGAAACTGCATTTAACGAAACAATGTTGAATGTTATTACGCCAATGCAAAATGCTTTAACTGATGGTTTTGAGTATGTATTAGGTCAAAATCAAATTACTTTAGAATTGTATTTTATGAATTTGCGACCTAAAAGAGTTGAAGTTGAAACGGAAGTAAAACTTTCAGAAGAAAAAAAAAAGATAGGTAGTGAACTTATTGAATTAGGCGAGGATGAAGATTTAGATAATTATGAGTTAATTGAGTGCAAACCTGTTGACTATGATGAAGAAGAAAAGCTATCTTATAAATTTGCCACAAGCACCGGAACTGCAAACTCAAATCGAAGAAGTATTTACGATACTGATTTTTATCTTTTTCGTTATAGATACGCAGGTAATTCATCACCCGAAAGAGAATTTTGTAAAAATATGATGAGTGCAAATAAGATTTACAGAAGAGAGGATATTGAGGCCATGGGCGATGTTACAGTAAACCCAGGATTCGGTAAACATCCTAACCCAAATAATCCGTATTCTATTTGGCGACATAAGGGCGGTGGCTTGTTAAGTGCCACATTTACAGGGGGAACTTGTAAACATTATTGGGAAAAATTAACCTATAAAATAAAAGATGTAAAACCTGATGTTAAATCACCGATTGCTATTGACGATGCGAAAAAAGATAGAGCAAGTGGAATAGCAGGGATAGCACCTCACGACATATAAAATAAATTATGATACTATTAATAACACCGCAGCAAGTAGTCGCAAAAACGCCTTTAAATGGTAATATTGACTTTGATAAAATAGTGCCTTGCATTGAGGATGCACAAATTACAGATTTAGAGCCTTTAATTGGACAAGTTTTATATGATAAGATTATTACTGATTTTGAAAATGATGATTTAGCGGGTAATTATTTGACTTTATACGAGGATTTTATAGTTGACTTTTTAATTCGTGCAACTGCTAAAAATGTACTTTTGGTTTTAGCTTATCAAATATCAAATGGTGGTGTTTATAAGCATACTGCTGATAATGCAGAAAGCGTAAGCAAATCAGAGGTTGATTATTTAATGGTTCAACAAAGAAGTAAACAAGAAGTATTTGGACTTCGTATGCAAAAATGGTTATCTTACAACAGAATACCTGAATATACTAAACACAGCGATACAATTTCAAGAAAAAAATTAAATGTAGGCAGTTGGTGGTTTGGGAATAATAGTTGTAATGATTGCGGAAATATAGAAATTGACACTTATGGACAAGACTAAAAAGCCAAACATAGCACGTTTACGAAACGAAGAAAAATTAAAGCAGTTTTTATTTAAAAAACAAGTAAAAAAAGATGGCAAATCAAATAATTAATGTTGGAACTACTGCCAATGATGGCACAGGTGATAAGGTAAGGGATGCTTTTATAAAAGTCAATTCAAACTTTGCTGAATTATATGATGAAGGTGGTGCAAATATTACTGTAAACAATCCGGTTACTTCAACAGAAACTACTTTAGATGAGGCCTTAATCGATTTAAATACAGGTGGCGGTGGTTCTCAAACACTTGCTGAAGTTTTAGTTGAAGGCAATATTACCGATGGTACTGATATATCCATTTCCGATGGAGATAAAATATTATTAGACAATGGTGCAAACTTAAAAAAAGGCACAACCGATGCAGGACTTGGTGGATCAAAAGGTATTGCTTTGCGATGTGCAGTTGATTACGAATTGAAATGGGAAGCAGGTCGCTTGTATGTAATGGGTGGCGATGGTTTTACCATTCGTGAAGTATCGCATAATTTTACAACTACACCAACAGTTACAGATGATGATGATAAAGGCTTTGTTATTGATTCACGTTGGATTTTAGATAATGGCAATGTTTATGTTTGTACTGATGCAACAACAGGAGCTGCTGTTTGGGAGTTGCAAGATTTGGGAACAATTCCAACGCTTCAAGAGGTAGCAAATGTTGGTAATACATTAACAGATACTAATATTTTATTTAACTCTGATTTTTCAAATAGCGAAATTTCTATAAATGTAGATGATGGAATTTTATTGAATAATATAGATTCTGATAAAATGGCATCAATTGAACAAAGCGCATTAAGTATATCAAATTATGATGGAACAAACACAACATTTTTATTAGAAGAAGGATTTTCACATACTACTTCAGGAATTGCTCAAAAATTAACATTTGAAAATATAACATCAGAAGAAGAAATAATAATTCCAAACGCAAGTGGCACAATAGCTTTAACTTCTGATATTACCACTCCAACACTTCAAGAGGTTTTAGATAACAATCATGATTTAGTTGATGGTAATAATTTTCAAGGAACAGATGCTGGAGTTGATAATACAGGAACTAATGTTAATGCTTTAGGACAATTTGCAGCAAGTTCTAATACTGGAAATGCTATAAATGCTTTAGGTAATGGTGCTGGAGTTGATAATACTGGAAATGCTGTAAATGCTTTAGGACAAGAAACTGCAGTTGAAAATATTGGAAATGATGTTAATGCTTTAGGTTTTAGAGCTGGAGTTAACAACGCTTTTAATAACGTAAATTTATTTGGAGCAACAGCACAAGCAGATGAAAATGGGCAAACTGTATTATCAAAAGATGGTACTATTATGGCTCGTATTTCAACTACTGATTTAACAGCAACAAGAAAATATAATTTACCCGATTCAAGTGGCACAATAGCTTTAACATCTGATATTCCATCATCAAGTGGAATACCTCACGCAACGGCAGCAGGGACTGATACATATACTGCAACAATTACAGGTGTTGCTGCTTATGCTGATGCTGATGCCTATTTAATTAGATTCACCAATGGTAATACAACAGGAGCAACTTTAAACATCAATTCTTTAGGGGCAAAAACTCTTTACAGAAACAACGATGGCGCTTTAATCGGTGGCGATATTATTAATGGCGGTGAAATGCTTTGTATTTACAATACTTCTTTAAACGGATTTCAAGTTATTGGAACTGCTCCAAATAGTTTGTTTGCTTATGTTACAAATGATGACTCTGTTACTTTAACTAAAGGAATGCCTGTTTATGCTTTTGGCGGAACAGGAGACAGAATGACTGTAAAGAGAGCGAATAATTCAGCAGATGCAACATCGGCTCAAACAGTTGGATTAGTATTATCGATATCTATTGCAGCTAATCAAAAGGGATTGATAATGATTCAAGGGTTATTGGATGGGTTAAGTATCCTTCCAACATCAACATGGGCTGATGGTGATGCTGTTTATCTTGGAGCAACAGCAGGAACAATTACAAATGTTAAACCTTATGCGCCTAATCATTTAGTTTATTTGGGAGTTGTTACAACAGCAAGTAATGGAAGTGCAGGTAGAATGTATGTAAGGGTGCAAAATGGTTATGAATTATCAGAAATACACGACATTGACTTAATAACTAATGCGCCAACTAACAATCAAGTTTTAACTTATGAAAGTTCAACTGACCTTTGGAAAAATAAATCACTTGGAACAATTTTAGGATATACACCTTATAGAAATGTTCAAACTTCGCAAACTGTTCACACCGGAACAACTGCCGAAACAGTTTTGTTTACAGCAACAATTCCTGCGGGTGCTTTTAGTAGTAATGATGTTATAAAAGTATTGTTTGGAGCAAATAAAACAACTGCTTTAGGAACTTATAGTTTGAGAATAAGAGTAAACACTACAAACACCATATCTGGCGCACCAACAATAGCGTTATATAGTGGAACTGCAACAGCACAAGTGAATATAGTGATGCGTAATTTTAGTTTAAATGGTGGCAATTTATATGGTATTGGTGGTGGAAATTCTGCAATTACAGA